TTCGCCATCTGGTAAGCCATGGAAGACTTACGACCGGCAAAGTTGACAGCCTCTACAGTGCCAGAGGTGCGGATAGATTTACCGCTGATCTGGGTGTAGTTACCGATACGCATCGGCTCACCGTGAAGATCCGCATCCCACTCATCGTGGCCTTCATGCTGACGGTTGTCAACATCCGGTTCAGCCAGTTCGTCGATCTGCCACTCAAAATAAGTGTTGTCGGCGCTGGATTTACCGATAGCGGACATAAACGGAGTCTCTTCAGGAGAGATGTTATAGATGATGTCGGAGAGGTCTTCCCGCATACCACCCGGATGTTTAGCGCCATCCGACGGATGCTCCTTGATCTCATCCCTGCCCGGACCTAAGGCATAGTTGTACGTTTCACGTACGTTGGTTTTAAAATCTGACATTTCTGTCTCCTATAGCATTTCCTCAAATATGCTGGCTGCATCTTGTGCGCTGCCAGATTCTTTGAGTTTGTTTAAAGAATCGGCTTTTCGCCTACGATCAGAATCAACCTTGGCACGTTTAGCACCGGGTCTAACCAACTTGGGTTTGTTGCGCAACTTCTTCTTTTTGACGTCTGCCTTCTGCATAGCGTCATAACGCATGGCTTTAATCAGCACGTTGACTGACCGGTGATCCACCAGAGAGTTTAACTCCTCTTCGGTGAAGCCAGTTTCCAGTGCGTAATTACGTAAGTCCTTTACCAATGCGGGCTGTTTCTCAGCGTCCGACCACTCCGGTATGATTTCACGCAACTTCTTCTGCTCTTCAATAACGGTCTGGTGATGTGCCTTCTGCGCATCTTCCTGAGCCTGATGTTGAACTTGCTGAATCTGTTGCTGAACCATTTGAAGTCGTTCCTGTTCTTCACGGAACTCATCACGTTTTGTGACATACGTGATAGGGTCATCGACCTTTAACTTGGCCCAGTCTACATTGGCGTACTTATTCATGCCAGCGTAAAGTTGTGCTCCTAATTGCCCAAGAGCCTGTTGATACTGCTGACGCTCACCTTGCAGATTGTTGTACTCCTGCAGATACTGCTCACGCAGCGCCTCTGCTTCTTTACGTTCTTCTGCAACTGCTTGCGTCTTCTTGGTGTAATCCGACTGCCTTGAGTATCCAGAGATCAGTTCATCTAAAGAAACCTCTATCTCTTGGCCGTCTACTGTGACGGCGTAGATATCGGATTCTTCTCCTTCCTCTCTACGGTTGTCGGCCGCTTCGTAGTCTTCGTCGTCCTCAAACCCTTCCGGGTCAAGTTCAGACTCCTCAGCCTCATCTTCATAACCTTCTTCTTCCGCTACGGGTTGTGATTCGGGTTCCTCTGATGGTTGGCTTTCTTCTGGCATGGGTTGTGCATCTTCTGCGTCCAGTCGCTGAAGAAAAGCCTCTTGTGCATTTGCGATTGACATCGCTTCGCTTAACGGTTCGGCGGGTCTCTCCACTGGAGTGTTGTCCACCACTTTTGGTATAGCCATTTAAAATTTTCCTAGTTTAGATGTGAGTTTAGTTATTTGCCCTTCGTCAAGTATTGACTGCAGGTGTGACACCAACCTGTCAACCAATTTGATTTCAAGCCAAATCTGTTCCCGACTATCTACGTCGTGTTGATCTGTAGCAGCCCACTCATGCATTAGTTGCGTCTTGAGTCCTTCGATGCTGCTTTGAAAAAGTTTATCCTCCAATAATCTTTTTGCGTGTTCTTGTCTTACTTCGTCTGTCATCCTATCTTAACCGGTGCGTTTCTGTCTGCTTCCATTTCCATCTCAACCATTTTGAACTTAGCATCCAGTTCAGTTTCCTTGACTTCGTTCTGAACCTTCTGCTTCTTGACTTCCAGTTCGCCCAGTGCGACCTGCGCTTCCGTGTTCAACTTGTTGACCTGTGCTTGCGTCATGGGGTCAGGTTGTGGCGGTTGCTGCTGATCAGGCGGGGTGATAAAGTCGTTGACGTTCTGGTATCCCATGGACTTCAGCAGTGAGGACATCAGGTTGTACATGTTGGCAGGAGACACCATCGGCCCCTGTTGAGCAGAAGCCATCTGTACAAGGCCCATGAGTTGAGCCACCTGCTGATCCTTATTGCCCTGACCCAGAGCCACAGAGATAGTGGCGTCCATACGGTCGTTCCAACTGGAGGGATCAATCTCAACCCAGTTGTTGCGAAGTTTGATGACACGCTTGCGGTCCATGTGTTTACACAGCAGTTCGTATATGCGCAGCATGAGTTCCTTCACGCCGGTCTCTGCGAACTGTCGTGCGATTAACTCCACACGGCTCTGCGCTGCGGTCATCACAGCATTAACTGCCGTGGCTGTGGTATGGGAGGTAAGCGCCTTGTCATCTAGACCTTGCGCATTACGGGCCACACCGGCACGGCTTTCTCTGATGTTGTCGATGTACTCCAGCATCTGGAAGGTATAAGGTTCCAGCGGAGGGGTAGCCAGAGGCGTCACAGCCTGAGGCGATTTAACACGGACAATACCGCCGGGTCTTGCTGTTAGCAGATCGTCTAAGTTAGCCTGCCCTTCAAGTACGGCGAATCGTCCGAAGTTCTGGTTGTACATGTTGTCCAGCAGATTGCGTGTCACCACGCTCTTGATCTGCTGCAGAGGAATGGTCAGGTCAGCAATAGACAGACCAAGAATTTGTGTGGCACCTTGATAGGCGTCAGGCTGATGAAAGGAATGTTATCCACCTCATCGTTAGCCAGAATGGTGCTACCCACAGTGCAGACCTTGCGCAGTTCTGCAATGCCGTCACCGTCGTAATCCGTGCGAATGAATGACTCATGCAGCCAATACTCCTTCATCGCATCTTCGGTGGACGTATTGTTGGTATCGAATGGATAGCCCGTGTTGTCGTTCATGTGGCGTGCCCAACGTTCGGCATCCCATGAAAGGTTGAATCGGTCTGCGCCTTTCAGTTCTTCGGCGTCGATGTCTGGGTACATCTCACGCAGTTCTGATAGCGTCTTGCGCACACGGTGACATACGAAGCGTGCATCCTGTATGCTCTTGGCCTCACGGTTGATCAGAAACTCCTCAGGCGGTACGTTCTCAATGACGATTTTTCCATCCAGTTGGTGACGCTTGATGACAATATCATGCACCATCTGTCCGTCGTACCCCGTGTACGCCTCATGCTCAATGACTTCCACTTCAGAATCCAAGAGCAGTTTGTCCAGTTCCACTTCGGTGAGGTTCTTGTACTCCTCACGCTGCGTACCGTTGTACTCTTCCCACCAGACCTTGACGATACCGTTCTTCTGAAGCAGGGCGTCGGTGAACCAGTTGTACAGAATAGACCAGCCATCATTCTGACGACGCAGTACGTAGTTTACGTAGTCTGTGGCCTGCTGCGCAGACTCCACATCCTCCGGGCCTTGCGGCTCAAACTGTACCAGTTCGTCGCCTGATGCGAACACACGCATGAGGGATGGTTTGATCCACTCAATGCTGTCTTGTACGGTGCTGTCAACAAACGAAGATCGACCTTCGACCTCATTGCCCAAGGGCTCACCATAGTAGTAGGACATTGCAGTGGCACGCTGTGCGGAGATCTTATCACCCCATCCCAGCGCATCCGTAATCTCTGCATCAACCCTACGGATGATGTCTTCTTCAGTTATGTCTCTGTCATGCATTATATAAATCCGTAGTTCGGGTACTGAACTGGTTTCTCAAAGTTAAAGTTCCACGTGGTATCTTCACCTGCGACTCCCCACCTTCTGCTCATGAATCCATATCGCATGGCAGACATACTATCATCTCTTACGGGTACGATCTTCCCATCTTTGCGGTGGTATTGCCGGTACTCTTGGAGTAGGTGGTGGAGGTCCGATTTGATTTTGAACCGCCCTTCTTCCATCCAGACGACCATCTGCTGAATGCCTTCTTCAACGGAATTGGAACCTTTCTTTTGACCAAGTGCAGGTGGATTTGAAAAGTGATCCAGAAGAAAGTTACAACCATGAGACCGATACTGATCAGCAAGGCCGGGATTGCCCATAGAGTCCCTACGATTACCATCATGAGGATACGCAATGGGGATAAACTGCGGTCTGCGCATGATCTCCCTTGCGTGTTCCGCTGGCGACCTCTTGTTCGCATTGTATGCGTCATATACGTAAAATATTTCCTCATCAGGGTCTAGGGCGCCCCACACCACAGCGGTGTCGTGATCCCATCCAAAGTCAATACCCGCAATGCGGGGCCAATGAGACTGTATACGAACATCGTCGTACAGCAGTTTCTCCTCAGGTATAGGAAACACCAAGCCTGAGCCAATGGTAGGCTTGCCGTACTTGCGCATCTCCCGCTCATGCGGGCTGTAGGCTGCCAGAATCTGCTCCATCGTCAGATGATCCAGATGTCCGGGCTTACCCCTCACAACCGTTC